GATGGCAGCAATAAAAAAAAGGACAACCGCCGCCACGAAGATGACGCAAGTGACGCAAGTGACGCAAGTGACGCAAGTGACGCAAGTGACACAAGTGACGCAAGTGACGCAAGTGACGCAAGTGACGATGAGAACAAGACCTACACTGTAAAAATAACACCTGAAATTGCGGGGTATATTCGCAATTATCTCCGTAAAAACACATTTCTAGATGAATTCGACTTAATCACTGAAATTGATTTGGAGAAATATAAACACGCACCTGGTTCCGCATTAGTATTCAATTCAGACTCAGTTGTTTACATTACAAATAAACAAACGATTGAATCGGTAGGAGAATGGGAGTATATTGAACCTGAACCGGAACCTGTGACCAGAAGTTCAAGCTCGTCATCCAAAAATAAAAAACACCATCGTAATCGCGAAAACAACGAAAACGATGAATACGACAACTATCATTTATCAAATAATAGAAGTGGTAATAATTATAATACCAAAGATGACAATCTTCCAGTAAGTCAAATTCGTGATATTCTTACAGAAAAGTTTCAGGAATATAACAAATCGCGAGAGTTTGTAATCCACCAAGGAAAGAACAGTTTTTTGGTTTTACTTATTACATCAGTTAGGATTGAGGATGTTTAATAACATAATAACACTCCATATTTGTAATACATTTGAGATGAAGTTATTATGTTATACGTATATGATTTCAGTAGTCGTGGCATCGGAAGTAGTCGTGGCATCGGAAGTAGTCTCTACGTGATATTTTTCTTTCAATTGCCTATTCTCTTCAGTCAATCTTGCGATTTCCTGATTACGCTCTTCAACGTCTTTCTGTAATTGCTGAAGAATTTGGACCACTTGTTGATTATTCAATGTCACAGGCGCCTGTCCTGGTTGCTGTAAAATGATTTGACCACCCCCCGCCGCAGCAGCATTCGCCGCCATCTTTTCACGCTCCTTCTCCAACTGTAATGTCTGTGCGATAACATCCGGTTTCATTTCAGGGCGTCCCGGCGCATAATCCGTGAGAAGTTTCTCTAATTCCACCATATAAAACCGACGAAGTGCCGCATCTTTGATAAAATCCATCACTTTCTTGGGTGAATCGCGCACCACATCTGGGTTCGCGTTTACCAAAAGTTTACGTTTATCAAATGTGTTATGCTCGTGTGAAAACACTAGAATAACCTTCATCGGGTCAAGTTGAACGAATGGAACAGTATAATCTTTCAAGAATGCGCGTTCTTCGGCCAAACACGCATCATCATTATACCGGTGATGTTTGAGAAGTTTGCGTTTGAACGCAAATGTGCCAGCAGTTGCGTGATTCGGACCATAAGGACCGAACCGCTTCATTTGCCCGATGTGTTTGAAATAGATGTAAATCTCGCTTGACCCCGCGCACAATGCGTCGGGATGTGTGGTCAGCATATGGACTGCGTGAGAGACACGTTGTGGGGGATAATAGTCATCATCGTCCATATATACGAGGATTTCACCGCGCGATTTCTCGTGAAGAAGGTTGCGCTTCTTTCCAAGTGTCATTTTTGTGTCATATTTGAAATACTTCACACGAGGATGTGACGCAACAAGGTCTTCTATTGGGTCGGTTCCATCGTCAATAATAATCCACTCCATACGGTCTTGTGGATAATCCTGATGATTGAAACACGACAGCATTGCGGGGATGAATGGACGGCGGTTAAATGTAGGAGTGCATACACTCACGAAGGGATATTTCTTAAAATACTCGGGGGTGGATTTCTCGGGAATGGACGCGCCAAGAAGCGATGAGGTTGCTTTTTTACCACCCATTGTATCACAATATGAGTGATTGTATAAACGACTATATCACTTATATTCATTTATAGATGAAATTGTTTATGTTCGTTTTGCCTCACGCCCCCCAATTCTTTATCGTATCAAAAAACTCCATAATCCCCTTCCAGTAATGCGTCAAGTATAGCACCAGCAGCATCAATATCACAATCGCCGCCACATTGATGTCCAAATACTCAAATGCGTAAAACATCAGTGTCAAATTAAAGAAGAAGAAGATAATCGGGACATATCGCGCATATAATTCCCGATACTGGTCCCAGTGAAGCAGTGGATAAATAAAGAATGTCCCGATGAATTGGATGAGTTGGACAAAGTAGGACACCACCGGGAATATACCAATGCTAAATGCGGTAAACATCGACCACAGCGACCCGCCAATAAACTCTTTCCGGTGTTCCGTAGGATTCAATATCATTCCGACGATGGTAGTGAAAAATGGACCACCCATCAGCATAAAACCCATAAACAATAATAGAACAAAGGGTATCAAAATAATAATCAATGGCGAAACGACACTATACAATTCTCTCGGTATGCTATGCGACAAGCGCGTAATATAGCCAAGGATGGCGAGTAACATTGCGCGGTCGGATGAAAAGGAAAAAATAAAGGAATTATTGACCCATTGCTTGAATCGCGCTTTAATAAACTCCCAATTTAATAGGTTGACCTTCGTCACACCTTCATCCACGCTTTCTTTAATCATATCCAGTTCTTGTTTCGACAGACAGAACCATTTAAAGACATATGTGTCTAAAATAATCGCGGCTTTCAAGTAGATTTTCTTAGATGTAGATAATTTGGGGTCGTCTGCAATACCGCCGAATTTATCTTCACATTCAGCATCACACGATGTATATTCACTGGTATAGCAATACGGCCAATTATGACGGTCTGTTGGGAAGAGTTTTTCTAGATTGAGATTATTGGCGCGAATACTTTCCGGGGATGCGTAGAAGAGGATATTTACACATACGACAGATATAATGAGAGTTTCAATGAAAAGTGTAAGAACGCTTAAACCAAATTCTTTGAGCGCTTCTATGTCAAATAATGATTTCGGTTTGACCTTGGCCTTTACGTCATTCGCTGTGTCTTTGGTCGCATCGGTGTCTTTGTCCCCACCACCGAACATTCCGCCCACTTTGCTAAATGCGCCACTACCTTCTTCGTCGCCTCCTTCGTCGCCTCCTTCGTCGCCTCCGTCGTCGCCTCCTTCGTCGTCTATTTTCTTATCTTCATCATCAGCCATTGTAGGTATAGGTATAGGTATAGGTATAGGTATATATAAATGTATACGGTTATATATACGATAGAAAATTCGCGCCTGTATTCGCACAGGCGCGGTTGAAGTCGCGGAACGTCGCATCGCGATGTGGAGCGACGAAGTTACCGCGCGTACATTAGGCCCGCATTCCCCGACACAAATGTCAGCACATTATACCTCTCTTCTAGGATGTGTAAATCATAATTATACAAATAAATATTCACATTCGGTTTATTCATTCCGATAATCTCTCCCGTGTTCGGATTACAAATCACCTTCACCTCCGCGGCCGTATCCATCGGAGGATATATCGTCGTGAGTTCCAGCTCTATCTGATTAAACTTACTCATATTGATAGCCCCGCTCGGCTGGAGGTCAAATGGGTCCGAATTCAAGCAGAAATTGTAACAGTAAATCCCAGGTTTCGCACTCCCGCGTGTCCGCGTATATTTCTCGACGTAATTGTATACTCCCGCATCAAGCAGATTCTCACGGTATTTACCGTTCAGTGAAATCCCCAACATCTGTAAAATATCGCGTTCGTTCTCGGATTGGAAATCGCCGGTAATATGAAACCCTGTGAGTCGTTTATCGCGCGGGTTGATGCCGGGTCCGATTCCGTTTTTGGGACCATTTTTATCATAGTAGTAGCGGTCATTTATGAAATCGGGGCGCGATTGCCACGCCAACGTCTGAATATCACTCGCCGTCGTAACAATCTCTGAAAATGACGTCGGACGCCAGTCATCATCAATAGGCGCGGGAACAATATCATAGGGCAGGTAGTTATACGGCCAATTTGTATAATTGCTCCATTCATTCCGCAGACTCACGTCGCTGCGTTGAAAAAACAGCGTCCATGATGCCACCATTCCCATCGAGTTCTCGATTTTGATTTTCTTATTCCCTGTGACATCATTGAATACCCAATCATAATATGACTTA